GTCCTTACTGGCCTTGCTTAGTAAATCTACTTTATTCATACTTTCTTTTTTATTTCTAAGTCACCTTTAACATCATAACCAAACTTAATAAGAGTGTTTTTTATTTCAGAAATGTATAATTCTAGATACAACTCTATATACATTTCATTATCAGTACCACCAAAAGGAAGAACACTATTTAAAAGTGTTAAGCTCACACTTCTGTTGTCTAAAGAAGTATGTAGAAAACTACCAAATCTTTTTGTAAGCTCAGTATAGAAATTATTATGCATCCAGAATTTTTCAGTCTTACCAGCAAATGAAATAATAATAAAAGCCCATTCAATATTATTTTCCATATCTAGACTTTCTAATACTGTTTTAGCCATTTCATGATTACTTTCATCACTAGATTTAATCATTGCAATCAGATTCTTACACTCTTCTTTGTTTAACTTGAAATCAGAATTTATTTTTTCCATCAGTCCTCAATTTTAGTATTATACAATTCACTATGATATTCATTCCACATTTCCCTTGGTATTCTATAATATTCATTATCATCAGGAATTGAAACCTCACCTGAATCATAATAATTAAATGCAGGGTGATAATCAGGATTTTTTTCAAACCAGATAGCAGATGCCTCTCTAATTTTAGAATACCATTCTTCTTTTCTTTCCTGTGTCATAACTATTTTGTTTTATAAAACCGACCAAGAATTTTTCCATCAGTCTTCTATTTTAATATGATTTACCTGTTTCTTTTTCATACTTTATTTGCCATTCAGATGCTTTAACAAAATCATACTGATGACGATAAAAATCTGTTGCAAGTAATAAAAGTGATTCTTGATATGCTTCTTTTGGTACATACATTTTAGGCCAACTTGCTTCTATGTTTTCTAAACTTTTTTTAACATCATGACCTTCATTAATCCATTTTTCATGTATGCCATAATGACCATGAAAATCTACAGGAAAAGTCATAATAAAACCATAAGCATCTTTATTATAATTTGTGTTTTCTTTTACAAAAATTGGTACTTCTCCAAGAGGTTTTTGCCAACCTAATTCTGTCATTATAACATCAATCTTAGGTGTAGCATATACTTTTTGTGTAAATGCATTTTCTTCCATCAGTCTTCTTTCTTAATAACACCATCTATGTTTATTACTTTTGGCCCAAGTTTTTCCACATCATAACCTTTTACCTTTATTAAAAATTCTTTGTATTCATCAGTAGTTATTGAATGTAAACCTTTATATATTTCTTTAGAATCAAATATTTGTTTAACAGCTCCTAACATATTTACTGTATTCATATACATGTCACCCATAAATGAGTCTTCTCTATTAAAAATAGATGGGTCTAATGCCAATGTAGTAACTTTTTGATCATTACTATCTCTTGTAATAGTAAATTCTAATGTCAAACTTGACTCATCAGGATTTGCTTCATTTGTGAAAACCACTTTGATTTTCTCATTTTCCAGTCTAATAATTTCTTGTTCTTCTTCCATGATTATTTAATTTTTACATTTTACCAAATAGAGAATTTTCTCTACATTTTTTAACATGCTTTTCAATAAAAGCTAAATACATATAAATGCATTTAAGTGTTTTCATAACTATTTTACTTTATAGAATCTACCTAAGATGTTTCCATTAAGAAACTGTTCTTTTTCAAGTACTTCCATACAAAATTGATGTTTAGTTTCTTGATAAGTAAGCTCCATACTTGAATAACATATTTTAAGTATTTCTCTTTTTATTGTCACACCTTGCTTATGTGCTTGCTTTAGTACTGCATTTGAACTGTAGTAATTAAGAAAATCCGGTCTAATAACCAGTTTATATTTCTTTAACCTTTTATCAGTAGTCACAGCTAAAGCTTTTTTACCAAGTGGTCTCTTGATATTAGCAAAGAAGTTCTTCTTTCCTATGTAAGCAACAGACTTACCATCTATTATAGCTGTCATAGAATAAATAAAACCTATTGCATTATTAGGAATATCTAGTTCTCCAAATACTTTTCCTTTGTATGTCCAAAAATCCACACTCATAATTTACTTTTTATTAAATTAAACACAATGTTTCTTGTTTCTTGAACACCTCTAGCTTTAACTGTATCTGAAATGTCCTTCTCAAATGGTAATATCAAGTAATCAAAACCATATCTCTTTTGATATGCTTTAGAAGCTTCAAGTCCGGGCTCATCATTATCAAATAGTACTATGATCTTACTATACTTATGCATATACTTTTTCATAATACCTTCAGAAATAACAGTGTTCTCACTATCCGGGGCAATTGCTTCAGCATTACCAATACCAAGAGTCTTAAAGGACATGATATCTTTCAAAGACTTAGTAAGAATAAGATACTTACAATCAAAGTTAACCTGTTCAGAACCTTGAATATAATCAGAGACTTTAATAAACTTACTTTTTTTATTTTTAGGTTGATAGATCTTATACAAAGTACCATCTTTTCTAAAATAACCATAAGTATAATTATTCTCAAATCTTAATTCTTTTAGCTCACCATCATTATCTGTTTTACTAAGTATAAAATACTTCAGTGGTTGAACATTATGTTCATTTAATAGTTTAGAACCTATTTTATAGCTCATCCAGAAATCCTGATCAAGATTATTCCAGTGTCTTATTTCATAATCAGAAACTTCATATCTGCTTTCGGCCACATACTCTCTGGGAGTAATATCATGCCTAGAAATGTATTCTGAATAGTCATCCATTATCTTTCTTACAGCAATACCTCTAGATTCTAGATTATAATAGTGTAACACAAAATCAATTGTATCACCAGATTTACCAGTAGAGAAATCCTTAAACCTATATTTACCCATTTTATCAGAATATATACAAAAGGAAGGTGTCTTCTCTGCAGAAAATACTGATTTAATTTTAACATCTTGTCCAATGAGTTTTTCTGGAAGATTAAGATAAAATTCAAATGCCCATTCTGTAGGAACCTGATTCAAATCATATATAATTGCTTTAGTAGAAATCATATCAATTTAGTTTAGAATAAAAAAGGGAGCACTGAGACTCCCTTTCTCAAAAGTTAATTACTTTTAATCTAAGCTGAAGTCAGCAGCATTCTTACTTGGTATAGCTAAATCAGCATCTTCACCAAATTCTTTTTTCTCAGTTACTTCAAGCTTTTTAAGGTGTTTAGTCTCATTATACTCAACAACTTTACCACTTTCAGAAGTACCGTAAGAGTATTTGTTACCTTCACCTTTTGGTAAATACAAATCATAGTTAGTATAACCAGTTTTACCCATATATTCTTTACCAGCTACACACCAGTTAAGATATGTATCTTTAATTGGAGCATTTGCACTAAAGTTTTTAACAAACTCTTCAATAGTATCATATTTATTATCTTGAGCAATAAACCACTCATCAACACCATATGTGTGTGCTAAGTTCTTTAAGAAAATCATAATTGATCTATCTCTTTGAATCTTAATACCAGATTTTGTTTCACCATCAGCAAATGCATATTGACTAGCTTTTAATCTACCAATTTGACCTGCATAATGACCTTTACTTTCATCATCTTTGTCAATCAAAAACCCTTCAAAATCATCAATAGCTGGGGTTTCTACATTTAACATTAAGTGATATGCACCTTCAATAAATGAAAAATCTTCTAAGTGAATAGAGTTAATTTTTAAAACTTGATTACCTGGTGTAATTGTTTTTGGCACCCCTGTGCCTTTTCCTAAATCAGTTGTACTTAAAGCCATCTTTTTTTTCTTTTTTAATTATTAAACTTACTTTTTTATTTTACATATACTTCATCCCAAGAAACTTTTAATGTTCCATCAGTAGAATCAGCAATTACTATTTCTTTGTTTCTCAAGTGGTCTGGTCTAGCACCACAAGTTACTTCATCATTTGTCTTAAAACTTAACATAGTTTTAGGACCCTTACGGTACATATAACCAATAGCATCTGCGTTAGCACAAACTAAAGACTTTATTTTACCTGTCAAATCTATATTAGCAGCCATAACCATTTCACCTTTATCATCAACTTGTTTGTCTTTGATGTGACCAGATAAGATTACATACTCAGCCAATGTATCCACAAAATCCAATACTTGGAAAAAAGCTTGGCGAATATACAAATAACCAGCACCATTTGGTAAACTTGTTATATTATCTCCATCATAATTTTTACCCATTGATGTTTGACGGTAAAGTTTTATTGCAAGTGGATGAATCATTTCTTCCAATGCTGTTACAGTATCTATAGTAATATAAGTATAAGGCTTATCAGCTTCTCTAATAGCTTTACCTGTATCCAATAACTCTTGTAAACTAGTAATAGGAATTTTTAATGCTTCAATAAAATCTGCACCATGTTCTAAATCTAAGATTAAATTATTCTCAAGACCAGCATAACAAGTAGTTTTACCTGTTTTTGGTTTTGAATAAATAACCAATCTTTTAGGATTAGCTCTCTGAGCCTTTACCTTTGTAGTTGGAAGTACTATACTCATTACTTACTAATTAAATTATTTAACCATTGCTTGTTACTTACAGGTTTTTTCCACATGATTGCAGCAAAATCTTGTATTGTCATTTCACTAATTAAAGGATCTTTGTTAGTCATGCTAATACTTTCTATGGTATTAGCAGGTTTTGTTACCAACCCTTCTGTAAAATCTGGAAAATCATTGTTATCAACTAAAGACTTTTGAAGTCTTGGTAGGTCTATATCAAAATCACCAGCTTTTTTCTTTTCTTCAAGTTCAGTAAGTCTTTTCTCAAACAGACCAAAACTTAATGTGGTTCCATCAGGATTAACAGCTACTAATTCTTGTAAAGGAACTGTGAATAAAGAATAGTCAGCACCTGTAGAAGATGTACCACTTTTCTTATCATACTCTTCTGAGTAGAAAGGGTTGTACCTATATCTAAACAATTGTCTGTTTTCATAGAATGGTTTGACATCTAAAATTGCTCCAGATTGATCAGTTACATTGTCATAAAACTCAATGTACAAATCTTCACCTTTATTCAATTCAGACTCAAAAAATTGAACTTGTCTACCATATTTACCTTTTTGAAAAAAGGCTGTTTTAATCAAGAATGCAGGATCAGACTCTCCTATCTTCTTAAAAGTTTCTATGTGATTTACATAGAATTCTTTCTCTCTTGTTTTTCTTACTGTTGTTACGCTCATATTGTTGTAATTTTTGGTTTAATTGCTGTTGGTGGTGTTGGTACTTCTACAATCCTCATTGTAGTCCGATCAAGTTTAAAGAAACTTATTCTAGTAGTACCATTCCTTGATTTAAGGAAATGAAACACTAAGATATCTTCATCCTGAATAATAAATTTCTCAGGACCGTACAACCTAATTTTTCTTACAGAAGGCTTATTAATACCCATAACCACATCAGCATGTTGTAGCAAAGCATCAGACCCGTAAATATCAGAATCTAACACATAATTTCCATAAACACCTTCTTCCTGTCTTTTAGGATCATCTATGTTTCTGTTAAGTTGACTTAATACA